CGGGTCGATAAGGAAGTTCTTGGGCTGTACGGGGTTGAGCTTGACCAGCGGGCGAACGGTCTCGTTCACGCCAATGGCGGTCAACGCGCCTTCCATCATGGGCTGAGTGGCGGGCTGATATACCTTCTGCTCTTCGATCGTTACTTCAGCGATGCCAGTACCATACACAGCGGCGTTGACCAGTACCTCAGCCACGGAGCTACGTACACGAGCGTGATGAAAGTCCTCGTGGAGCTTCTTACGGAGGAACACCATGTCGCCGTTCTGCTGATCCATGACGTCGTCACGGACATCAAAGATCTTGCCACGGCCGAAAGTCGCTTCTTCCACCTCGGCGACGTTACTCTCCACGGCCTGTGCGAGGGCCGGGGCGATGAGCTTGCTTCGTTCTGATCCACGTTCGCTATCCTCTGCTGACCATTGGTTACGGAAGAGGCGGTAGTACTCCTCGTGCTTCTGAGCATAGTTGCTCTCGTAGTGGTCCCGCCAGTCGTTGCACTTACCGATTACCCAATCGGCTAGTACGCCTTCGTAGGAGACTTCGCCATCGAACTCGTGCTCGAAGATGTTAGTGTCGCTCATTAGTACCCCGCTATCGCGTCAATAGGTTCATAGTCATCGTAGTCTTCCAGATCAGAGCGGTATGGTACCACGGCCATCTGGTCAATGTAGGCCAGTGCGTCGATAAGGTCGTCCGTCACAAGCTGTGATGGAAACGCGCTGAACTCGTCTACGATCTTGCTGTTCCAGTCACCCTGCTTGAACTTGATCTTGCCATGCTCAAGACGGCCCTGTAAGGCCCAGAGTATCCTGTCTTGCTTCTTCTGGTTGCCGTGGCTCAGGAGGTCAATACGGAACACCCTGTGCGTCCGGCGCATCACATCATCCAGCGGGTTCATTACCGCCTGCTGTGCGATGCCTTTCTCAATCCCTACGCTGATCGGCTTGTACTTGTTGACCGCGTCGAATATGTTCTGTGCCGTCTCGTCCAGCGTCCAGCGGCCGTGGATGACATCCTCTACCCACCATGTGCCGCTGTCGTCCACGAAGACAATCGCCATTGCGCTGTTGTCGCGGCGCTTCGTCTTGCCTGCACGCTCCGTCTCAAAGCCCGCCAAGTCCACCGCCACGTAGTAGTCGCCATCGTGCGTGGGGCGATCCTCGTAGTAGTCGAAGGTCTCCGCGTCGAAGTACTCACTGCCTCGGCTGTCGAAGCTAGCGGCATACTCCTGACGGAAGGCCCAGCCGGGGAGTGTAGCCTTGGCGTGCTCTATCTCCTCCGGGTCAATGAACGGGTTGTCGTAGGTCGTGAACGTCCACGCGTTCCAGTTGTCCCACACCTGTGCATTGATGAACATGTCGTAGAAGTTGTTGCGCCCCTCCGGTGTGGAGATGAATATGGCGCTACCCTTCTTGTCTGACAGCGCGGGGCGGAGAATCGTCTCGAATATGTCCGCCTTCATGAACGCCGCCTCGTCCAGCACCAAGTGCTTGAGCGAGACACCACGCATCGTGTCCGGTCTGTCTGCACCCTTGAGCTTGATGCTAGCCCCATTGACTAGCTTGATCTCAAGGTTGTTAATGTTACTGCTCTCGATGATGTCGTTGCCCAGCTCGAACAGCTTGCTCCACATCACGTCGCGGGCCTGTGCCTGTGTAGGCCCCACGTAGAAGATGTCGCCCTGCTTTCCGTCCAGACCCGCTAGGATCAGCGACACGGCGGCCAGATGGCTCTTCCCGCAACGTCGTCCGGCCGCAATAACCTTAAAGCGGCTCTCGTCGTTCAGTACCTCTTTCTGCCAAGGCACCAGCTCAATGTTCAGCTTAGCCATTAGGACGCCTCAAGTGCGCCGAGGGTCTTGTATACTTCCTCTGTCGTGTGGTGAGACGAGTTCACCCCGTCACCATCGTAGAAGCTACGGTCTGTACGAGGGTCAGGCAGTGAGGCCCACTCCTTCGCCAGCTCTAAGGCCTGAGCAACCTCTACAGGCATGCCCAAGTCTATGGCCGTCTGGTTAGCGGCCTCCAGCCTACGGTCCAGCAGGGCCTTGCCCGCGAACTCTTGCGCCTTAGCGTCGAACTTGGTGTCGAGGTTGAAGTCCGTAGGGTTACGTAGGATCAGCTCCCCGTCCTTGTCCTTCGCATACTCGACCGTACCGTCCTCGTTCTCCCCAACAGGGATAAAGAGCAAGGACTTCATGGTGCTTTCCTTGATCTGGTACTTACCCAGCGCCGTGCTCTTGTATCGATCCGGTAGCTGTGACATAGCCTTCTGCAAGGCAAGCACTTCACGTACTGTCATCTTGCTGAGAGGGGCCTGTTCGCCCCCAACCAGCACCTCGTAGTCGCCTCCACTCTCGTGCTTGGCGATGAGGTCCAATATAGCCTTCTGCTTGCCCTCACTCGACATCGCTGAACTCCACGTCCAGAACGTCATCACCACTATCGTCCCCATCAGGAGTGATATCTCTAATATCGTCCTCACCGATCCCCTTGATCGTGATCTCAACGGACGGCGTTGCGCGATTCTCTGCTGAGAAGGACGCGACAGGTGCGATTCGGTCGAGCATGAGCTTCCATGCGATGGCTTGGTGCTTGTGCTCGTCATTCAATGCGGCCTCTACGATAGAGTTAATAACACGCGGCGAGTCAGGGTGCAACAATAGGCGTTGCTTGTACTCTTTGATCGCGGCGGCTGTCTGCCTACGGGACATATTGTCCGTGGCGGCTAGCTCTTTCTTAGAAGGCCTCCCTCTCTTAGGCAGGTTGTCTTCGTTAGGCATATAGGGCCCCTTCGTTATGTACGTTACGACTTCGTTACGACTTCGCTAAGGCCCTTTCGTCTTGCTGTCGAGATAGGTGTATACCTAAGCAAGCTCGTGGCATGACGAAAGGGTCTTGATGGAGTCAGTCTGCAACATATCGTACTCTATAGTACCGATTATAGCATACTTTAGGGGTGAAAGTCAAGCTTTATTGCATATCAAGGGACAATATACCGCTAATAGTGCCTATTCATGGGGCCTATAGTAGGGGTCGTAACGGTTCCAGTTGGGAACTTTACGGTGTCGCAACGGTTCCTGTCGCAATATGCGCTAACTTGTTGCATATCAGGAGCTTATCGGTACTATAATGGCACCCACTAACTGCTCTTGGTGGAGCCAACTTGTACCACTTGGAACCGAATCGGCCTCTTTAGGAGTCTGAGCGGCACCCCCCGCGACGACAGCCCATCACAGCCCCCCCGAGGGGTCGAATCGGCGACCACTGTGCATCCGTACAGGCCTGTATGTGCGTACAGTGTGCGCGAATCGGAACGAGAGGGAGTCGCGGCGGGAGCCGCCAAGCCCCTGTATGCACACACAGTACTGTATATCCGTACAGTAGCGCCAGCGCATCGGGGCCGGAATGATAATCGTTCGCGTTCCCGTAATGTATGCCCCCAGTATTGGTAATATGTCACACGATTAGTGCTGGTGAGATGCGTCCAGATCGCTATAATGCACTTCGCACGCGGGCAATGTCGCACGCGATGCCACCAGCGCTGGGAGGCGCAACATTATGAGCAAGCATACACACGGTTACACCTACAACACGGCAGAAGAGAAGGCACAGGCCGAGGCGTTCTTCGCCGAGCACGGCTTCGAGGTTGACTACCGCGACAGCGACGATGCCATCACCAGTTATGGCGCTGAGTACTTCTGTGAGAACCTCGCGCAATCAGACGTTCACATGGACGACGACGGCGAGTGTGTCGCGGCAGGCATCGAGGCCGCCCACGACATCAACACGGACGACATGGACTACATGCGCGCGCACGGCCAGTACAATGTCGATGCGCTCTGCTATGCGCCGCTAGACGTACGTGATCTGCGCGACACACGGGGCGCACTGGTGAACATGGATACCCGCGCGGAGACGCTGAAGGCCAACAGGGCGCACCGTGCGGCTCAGCTCGCGCGTCACATGAGCAAGCCCGCCAAGGGCTACGGCAAGCAGGTCGCTGAGGGCAAGGCGAAGGCCGCCAAGCTCACCCCGTACCAGAAGCGTCTGGCCGCCAAGGAAGCGCACCGCGCCAAGATGGCCGCCGCTCAGTAAGCGCCCCGCGCACACCTAGCCCGTCAAGCCCTCTGCGGCCTCTGGCGGGCTTTCTTGTGTCTGGGGGTTCTGTATGCCCTCACACGTGACGCGGGCACGTACCGGTACCGTATGCCTAGGAGCACGGGTAGAAGCCCTCAGAGAGCGATTGGCGAGCCCCTAGGGGTACGTATAGGGGTACGCATAACGTACGCGCTAGACGCGCCACCCAGAGTCTAGCGTTAATGGGAATCATTCGCATTCCCGTAAGGGGTGAGGGAGGGAGACAGCCAGCACTGCAAGGGCATCTCTTCAAGCCTCGCCAGTAACGGACAAGCACAAGCATCAGATCGGCACGGTGACCCAGACGGGAGCCGGTAAGCCCTCGACGAGATGCGAGGGGCGGACACACGGC